GCGGCTCGATCTCGATCATTTTGTCCGACCCGTTCGCCCCGAACAGATCGTCTTCGAGGTTGTTGTTGTAGGACAGCCGCGCGCTCTGGATCTCCTCATAGGTCGTGGAGTCGATCTGGACTTCCAGATCCGAGAAAATGAACGGACGGAGCGTGGAGAGCGTCAGGCTCTCAGCCGCATCGGATGCCTCGTTGTAGCCGCGCACGTTGAACGTCGCACTCAGGTACTCTCGCGGCCGAGCTTCGAGGTCCATCGAGTCGAGCTTGATCCCGACGTAGCCCTTGGTCGACACCACCCGGTCAGCCACGAGCGTGACCTTCGGAAGCGATGAGCCTACCACCGCCGAGATCGGCGTGAACACGTGATCGTAGACCGCCGAGCCATCCACTGCGGCGGGGCTTGCCTCGGCCCCCAGCAGCGCCGAGAGCAGTATGCCGATCTCATCGGGCTTGACCTCGACGGAGAATGAACCTTCGATCTTCTTGTCGGTGATGTCCATCCGATTCACGGTGCGATAGCCGAGCATCGCGCCGGACTGGATGTAGTTCGGCACGAGGCGTATGTCCTCGCTCGTGAACGAGAGGCCGACGGTCGGGGCCACAGCGGTACTCCAGTTTGACTGAGCACCGACCTGCAGCTTGCTTGCATTGCCAGTGATAATTTCAGGCATGACGTATCCTCCTTATGCCTGGATGTGTTGGAGTACCGCAAACCGTAGGAGCGCGACCTTCACGCTCTCCGTCGGTGTCACGAATACCTGTATGCGTATGGGCTCGTCGAAATCTACCACCCATGCGTCCACTCCATTGTCTCGTGCGTCCCGCAACATCTCTCGAAACGCCTCCGCGTATCGGTATAGCTTCGTGCGGATCGTGTCTTTGCTGCCCTTGTTGATCGCCACAATGGCAGCCACCCGTGTGCGCGCGGAGTCGAAGTTGACCGTCTCCTCCTCCTGCTCGTACTCATCAAGCACGAGGTTGCACATGGGATACTCGGTCGCCTCATACGGATCTACGTCCGCCGTGGTGATCATGCGCATACTCTCGAGAGAGATGCCGTCAGCTTTCGCCGCCTCGATGCCCTGCAGGTAGCTCTCCGCGTAGTCCTCGAAGTAACTCCGCACGCTCTCAAGGGCGTCCTCGAGCACGCTTGCATACGCCATCTACCGCCACTCCTGCGCGATGTACTGTCGGACCGTCTCCTCGCCGAGCCGCTTGCCCTTACCGTTGGACAGCCACTCCTCGATCGTCGGCCACGCGTAGGGCCGAGCCGGTATGCGTACATGCTGCGTCGTCACCCACCTGCCATTCACCTGGAAATGCAGCGCTGCGGCGTTGCGCGGGTAGATGTCGCCCCCGAACTCATGGATTGCCGCATAGATTACGTTGGTCATCACCGAGCCGACGTCTACGGCCCCGGCTTTGACGAACCGGTAGCCGATAGAGTTGCGTAGGCGACCGCTCCGGATGTTGAGCACCTGCCCGGTGAGCTTCTCGGCTTTGATGTCGCCGGCGATCTTCTCACCGAGCCTGCGCACAAACATATCCTGCAGCTTCGGGAGTTTGCGGCGCCAATCGCGGAAGCGTTTGCGCAGCGGACGGTCGTCGAGCTTGATCGTATAGTCGATCATCCGGCAATCCTCCGTGGGCGCTTAGCGTAGCGATTAAGGACCGCCATCTCGCGTGCCGTGTACTCGCCGTCTATCAGGCTCATCGAGAAGTCCCCGCGGCTAAAGGTTGAGTACCCCCAGTGCTTGTCCTGTCGCTGCTTCCACATCCGCGAGACCGCCGTGTAGGTAATCCCCTTCAGGTCGTAGGGCACTGTCTCGTGACCGGCGTTGTAGACAACCTTGATATTGCGATCGCCTCTCGGCCACGAGCCCCCGACGTAATGGAGAATTCCGGCGCTCGAGTCGATGGCAATGTCGTCCTCATCGAGCTGTGTGTCGGCGCCGAACTCCTGATCTTGGTCCACGTACACCGCAATCTCCGAGCGCGTGGAGTTGACGGGGTAGTTGGCGAGCACAAGAGTGCGCGCGCCATCGCCTGAGTAGTACTCGGTATGGTCGGCGGCCAAGAGCGTGCGGTCGCAATACTCGTCGAACTGCTCGCGGACAATCTGCAGCATGTGCCCGAGGATCTCATCGTCGTCGAGATCTCCGGCGTCATAGCCGAGATAGGTCTTGAGGTCCGAGAGCGTGACCAGGAACACGCTGGAGTCGTAGTCCATCACCGCCTCACTTCAGGTACGCAACGCGCCCACCTACGGGCGTATTGTAATTGCACTTCTCGCACAGCCCGCCGAAGTCGAATCGGCGGTGGCGCTCAATCATCTCTCCTCGCGCCGGGTGTTGCATCACATCCTCGACCGAGCCGGTGAGCAGGTTGCCGAAGTTGGTCTCGCGCTTGAAGTCATGCGCGCACGCTATCACCTGCCCATCCGGTTGGACGCAGAGCATGCCGAGATAGTCGCACGGGATGCGCTGGGACTGGCGGTGCTCGGGCAGCGTGTGGTCGGCCTTGTGCTGGTTGTCGTACTTGTACGAGACCCGCACGCGCCCCGGGAAGTCATGCCAGAGTTCGAGCAGGGCCTGCTCGGTACCCGCGTTGCCGTCCCAGACAAGACAGTGGAGCTCCGCGTGGCGCACTTGACTGCTGATCATGTGATACGCGCTGCGAATCCGCTCCACTGTCTCGTCGAACGGCAGACCGACCGTGTACTCGTAAGCCTCTTTCGTGCCGCCGTTGAACGAGATCACCAGCTCATCGATACGAGGGATGTAGCTCAGCGCCCCGGCGTTGGTGGTCATGGCCACGTACTTGCGCTTGTGGCTCTCGGCGTAGAGCAGATACCGGATTGCATCGTCCATGACGTAGCAGTCTCCGGTGTTGTTGATAAGCACGCGGTTCACGAGAGGCGAGGCCATGAGCTTGTCCCAGATCGTGCGGAAATCGTCGAACGCCATATCCTGGCCGGGATAGGCCCACACCGGGCACGTCTTGCACCGCGCGTTACATCTGGTTGTGATACTCAGCTTCGCATCCACTATGCTGCCACTCCCTCGCCGGGTACCGTCTGCCCGGAGTACTTCGCGATAATCTCTGCCAACCTGATACCGGCGCGATCCCATGTCAGTCCTCGCACGTGCTCACTGGCCTTCCGGCCCATCTCGAGCGCTCGATCATACCCGTGGTAGACCTGGAGCATACGCCGGACCATGTGATCCACATCAGCGCTCGCCGCCGGCGCCGAGTGGTACGGACGCTGCGTGCCATCCGGAAGGCTCTCCATAGTCCGAATGGTGCGCATGCGGAACTTCAACGGATAGGCGTACTGCCGCGGCATGAAGTCGTTGACACCGGACCACGGCGTGTAGATCGCCGGGAGCCCCGTGGCAACGGCCTCGTGTAGCGTCAGCCCCCATCCCTCGCCCATCGTCGGGAAGAGGAAGGCGTGCGCGAACTGGTAGAGTGTAATCAGATTCTCAAGCGAGTAGTCCCGCGTGTCGACAAAGACATTCGATGCGCGGACAAGCCGCTCCTCCCTGGTGATCTGCGTGGTCTTCATGATGAGGCAGCTCTTGGCACTCTCCTCCGGGTGTCGCTCCATCCACTGTTGCCACGCGAGGATGATGTGTTCGTATCCCTTGCGCGGGTTGGAGGCGCCGACCCACAGGAAGCAGAACGGGCGGTCCGTCGGGGCTGACCGCTGGTAGAACTGGAAACGCTCCGGCTCGATGCCCTCCTGACATACCTCGATCGGCAGGTCCGTGTACTGCGCGAACAGGCGCTTGTTGTGCTCGCAGGGCACCACGACGAGGTCCGCCTCGTTGACGTGAGAGATCCACTTCGGCGGCAGCGTCGCACACTCGTACATGGTGAACAGCACATTGTATTTGCCCGGGATCGGATGGAAACCGGTGGGCACCACGATGTGCACGGCAATCTCGGCATCCGCGGAGAGCTCAACGCCAAGCCGCTCGAGCGCGGCCTTCATCTGCCGCGTGTGGTTCGAGTAGCCGTAACCGTTGCCCTTCATGTCCCAGTCGTGCGCCCAGCAAACTTTCACTTCGTCTCCACCTTCCGTCTACGCCTGCGCCGCTTGGTCACCACCTGCCGCACCTCTGCCGTGAGAGCCCCGCACAGGGGACAGTACAAAGCCCGCCCCCTGTACAGGTTGCAGGTCCGGCAGACCCGCTGTTGCCCGATCATTAGCTGCTCGCCCCGGTGACGATCCGCCCGTAGTTGTTCGACAGCAGGTGCGCGAACGCCCAACGGGTGAACAGAAGGAACTGCGTCTGATACGACCTCGAGAGGGAGTATGGGTCGACGAAGAGGCTGATGTTCGTCAGCCTATCGCCGATCACGAAGCCCTTGAGGTCGCCGAACACAATCCAGCCGGTCTCCGCAGCAGAGGTGCTCGGCATCTTCGACCCGCTACGCACGGGCCAGCCGTAGAGCCTCTCAACGGAACTCTCCGTAAGCGCCGGGATGAACAGCGGCCGATCATCACCGTCCTTCAGGCCGTAGAGGTAATTCCACTTCGGCGAGTGGTTGACGTACCACCGAGCATTGGTCAGCCGCTCCGGCTGAATCTTGCCGATGATAGCTCGCAGGTTGCTCTCCAGGATCTCCGAGAAATGCGTACTTCCGGTGTCGAACGTCTCGGAGTAGCCGGCGCTCAGGAACACGCCAGAGACCGGATCGCCGGTTCCGGTGAAAACGGCGGAGTCGATCTTCAGGCCGACTGCCTCGACGAACTGGCTCATGAGCATGCCCACGATACCGCCGTTGACGTCCGCGTCCCCAAGCAGCTCGTTGGTTACCTTCGTGTACCCGTCGAGCCGCTTTGCGGTTAGCGTGGTCTGGCTGATCGTCGGAGTGGTCTCCGTTGCGTCGGTCGCCTCGTCGGTGAACGCAACCGAAGCTTTCCCGTTCTCGGAGTTGAGCAGGAGCGAGTCCGAGGACATCGGAACGTGCATGCAGTCCTGCAGCGCGATCGAGCTCTCTCGCACGTACGCATAGAGCTCCGTGCGCTGCTCCTGTGGCGTGAGGTACCCGCCGTTGCCGACAGTCCCCTCGGTCATGCCCTTCTCGCGCGCCTCGCCAACCGGCATTTTCGTCGCGTTGGTGTAGAGGTCGATGAAGAAGCGCGTCATCTTCTCGGCCGTCCGCTCGTCTCGCGCAAAACGCGCCTTGACGCCGTCGGGCAGATCCTCGTGATCCTTCACCATGGCGATCTCGTGCTTGACCTGGTAGCCCTTGTAGCGGTCGCCGAGGCCCACCTCGATACGTCCGTCGGCTGCAGGCTCAAGAACTTTCGCCGGGTGCTTGGCCTTCTCTAGCTCCTCGGATAGCGCGGCGACCTTCTCGCCGTACTCCGATTCCAGTTTCTCGCGCTCGCGCTCGGCGATCGCTTCGATGAGCTCATCCTGGAGCGCCTTCAGTTGCTCGGCGTTCTCCTCTTTCTCGATGAGCTGCTTTAGGAGGGTGATTTTATCCATAGCCCTCTCCTTTCGTAGTTTGTTGCCAGCCCAGCGAGATTCCTTCGCACCTGGTCCGCCTTTTCGCCTGTAGGCGCCGGCGTTGCCTCGGCCGCAGCGGAATGCCGCTGAAACAGGGATTTCACGATTGACAGTTCCTTCCCGCGCTCCTCGACCTGGCGCAGGATGTTCGCGTATCGATTCGCCGGCACGGTTACCGCGGAGACCTCGTAGAGCTCCCACTTGGTGTAGTGCCGGACGGTCTTGCCCTCGATGGCCTTATCCTCGTAGTCCTTGACGCCGAAGCCAATGGAAAACGAGTTCAAAAACCCCTCGTCGTAGAGGTAGCGCACCTCTCGCCCCAACTCGGTCTCGGCAAACTGCACGGACAGCTCGATGCGGTCCTGGTAGACCTCGCCGCCGACCGCTTTACCCACGGGCATGCCGAACCAGTTGTGATTGACGAGCACGATGGGGTTGAGCGACAGATACTCGTCGAGGTTCTCAACCCCCGTGGGGACTACGATCTCCTCATCCCGATCCACGTCCGCGGTGGTAGCCACGATGCGGTACGTCCCATCCTCCTGGCGCGCGGCCTTGAGGATGTTGTCTGCGTGCTTCGATTCGATAACCGCCTCCGCCTTCTCGTCCCACATGCGGCTGCACACGGCGTAGCGCTGGTCCCGGTCCGGATACTCACTCTGCATCGTCTCGTTCTGCATGCAGCGCTCGAGCCAGTCGGTCTTGCCTTCCCCCGCGCCGGGTGTTGGAAGTGGCATACTATATCTCCTCGTCCTCGCTGTAGATCGGGTACTCGATGCACCGGCAGTTGATGACCTCGCCGGCGGCGCCGTCGGGATCGAGCGGAAATGCAAGGCCGTTCTTAAACCGCTCGCCAAACACAATCTTCTCGCCGTCGAGCGCCCGGTGTGAGTCGCGTACCCGTGAGTCGCGGCTAGAAATCCACATCTTATAACGCGGCTTTGTCTGCTCCATGGCCAGGTGTCGGCCCTCGGAGAACGCACCATGCACCTCGGTCCGAGCTATGGTGCGCGCGCGTCGCTCGATCTGCTTGAACTCTCCGCGCAGGCGCTCGATGAGAGTGTCGGTGGTCTTCTGCTCCGACCACCCCTCTTCGGCCGCCTCCTCCACGACAAGTCGTATCGACTCCTGCACCTGTTCCCGGGCAGTCTCGTTGACCACGGTCACTTTCTCAGCTCGCTTTGCCAGCCGTGCGCGGACCATCTCATCCAGTGTGTCGAATCGCAGCTCGGCCTTGATTGAGCGCATACCGGTGTCGCCCGCTATCCGGATGATTGCCTCAACAATGCTCCGCAGCTTCTCGTCGTTGAATGCGTCCGCTACGTCGTCAGGGTTCTGGTCCTTGATGACCACCGCCGCGCTGGTGCGGTACCCCTTGATGATCTTGCGCAACACCTTCTGCTCCACATCGTGGAAATAGGTGCGCAGGTCCTTCTTGAGCTTGCTCGTCGTTGGGTTGAGCTGCTCGACGGTATCGCGCCACTTCTGCCCGCGGATCTTTTCCACCACCTCGGCAGAGGGCATCTCGCCCTTGCGCTGCGCCTCCTGCGCCGAGAGTTGCATCGGACCGGCAGGCGGCGCGTAAGGCTCATCGCGCCAGGGCTCGGACTCAAAGCCGAGGTCAAGCCGCTCGTTGATCTCGTTGGCCGTGAAGCCGAGCTTGTACAGTTTCTCCGCCGCATCCACCTTCTCGAGGAACGCGTAGTTGATCGCGTCCACCTGCCGGACATCGAAGGCGCCCTCGTAGCCAAACTGGTTGAGCAGCGACGAGTTGACCTTATCCTCGATGCGCTGCATGAGCGGCAAGAGAGTACGCATCCAGAAACCGCGATCGGCCGCGAGCGCCGTGGCATAGTTCGTACCCTCCTCGTTGGAGACGACCCACTTCGGCACACCGAACACCATGCACGCCTCGTCGAGACCGAGCTTGATCTGTGACAGGAATTCCATATCCTTCTGGGACAACCCGATGCGCTCTGCTTTGAGTCCTGAGTCGAGCAGTTGCGCGCGGTGGGCGCGGTCCACCCCTTGGCGCGTGTCGATGATATCCGCCCTGAGCCTGCGGTATTGATCGTCGCTCAGCGGCTGCTCGGTCATGTAGACAACCGGAGGAGTACCATCGTTCTTGTAGAAATTGCGGTTATATCGCCGGGCGTTGACATCGCCTTCGAGGGTGAGCCTGTATGCCTCAAGCGGAGACAGTCCGCGGATCATGTCGTAGGGATTGGTGTACTTGTCGTAGATGAGCTGGTCATGCGCCACGAACCGCTTCTCGTTGTTGATAGTCAGCCACCAGCCGAACCACTCACCATTGCGCATTGCCGGGTCGTACGAGGTGGCCGGGTAGGTGTGCAGGTACAGCGGCATCCCGCCGCTGCGCGTCTCATCGCTCTCGTAGAGGAACCACTCCCCATAGAGGTCGAGGTTCATCACGAGCGTCTCCCAGAGCTGGTACTTGGATATCGTCGGGTTTGGGTCGGCGAACAGTCGCACAGGTGGGCCGTCGGTTATCTCGTGCTCATCCGCCGCCTTCGACAACCAGGCCATCTTCTGGTGTAGCGGCAGCGTGTGCTTTGGCTTGCCGGTGAGCCGGTAGATCTTGAACGGGACCTGCGCAATGTTGCGCGCCTTGACACTGATACACGCATAGACTGCCGCCGCCTGCTTGTAGGGCTTTGAGACCTGCGTGCCCTCGGTGTCCAGCTCGTCGGTCCATCCGACAGCACGGGCAAGCACCGGGTCGGTGAGGCGGCGGTCGATAGTGCTTGTGGCTTTGACGCGGGATGCGACCCGCGTCGCTAGTGTATCGATCATCCGGTCTATAAACCCCACTACAGACTCCGTATGCGCGGCGCCGGCCCGCCATCGAGCTGCATCACCATGTAGCGCAGGGCATCCATGGCGTGATCGTGCTCCTTGATCGGCTCCTCTTTGTCTGGCTTCCCGTCTTGCCCGGGTGCCCACTGGTACGTGTTGAGCTCTGATATCGTGTTCTCGCAGCGCTCGTGGATCCACAGCCTTGGCGCCCATCCTCCTGCACGTCGAAGCGCGCCATCGTGCGTTGGATCCCGACGGTGACATCCTTCTTCGCCGGCATCGTGTAGATCCCGAGTGCGCGCAGCTCGGCGACGTCCTGTGCATCGTGGTCTGCGACAGTCCAGGAGAACCGCCCTTCGCGCTCGCGGATCTTCTTCGCGTGCCACCCCATCAGGTGCCGCGCCCGGTAATGCTCGTCGTAGACGAGTAGACGCCCATCATAATCGACGGCCCCCCAGAGACAGACAAACGGGTTCGTGTACCCGAGGTCGATGGCCCGCACGCGATACCAGTCGTCCGGCGGATCCCAGTCGACCACATGTAGCCTGCGCCGGAAGTTGGAGTACACGAGGCCCTCGAAGGCCACGAAGTCTCCGTCGATCTCCTGGCGCGCAAACTCACCGGTGTAGGCGGCGGCCATGCTCTCGATGTAATCGGGTGGCAGGTGCGTGTTATCGCGAGTCGATGAGTGGATGAGCTCGAATGTCGGCTCCTCGCCGGTACACAGCTCGTGCAACCAGTTAAAGCCCGCCGGCGTTGTGGTCACCCATGCCGAGGTCTCTCCCACGCGCAAGCGTCCAAGGACCACGTGCCAGACCGAGAGGCGCATCATCGCCGCCTCATCGAGCCATGCCCACATCATGTTCGGGCCACGCAGGCGATCAGGGTGGTCAGCTGAGCGGAAGAGGATCCGGTGGCCGAAGACGCGCGCCTCGTTGTCGGCCTTGTTGAACAGATACGGGATACCCGCGGCGTCGAGCAGGCCAAAGAACGTGTGCTGCGTTGCGTCTCTGAGCATCGGGTAGGTTGGAGCGATGATCATCCCGTCACCGCGCTGCGCCCAGAGGATCGAGCGGATAGCGCCGGCAGTGGTTTTCCCTGAGCCAAGGCCCGCGACGAAGGCAACGAACTTGCGCTTGGCGAAGACGAACCGATCCTGCTTCGGCAGGAGCTCAATCGTCGT